TTAATACATTGGTTCTAAAACTAATAATGTGACGTTTCCAACGGAAAATGAGTCGGGAATAGAGTCCCATTCCCATGTCTTTTCTCCCGAGAATGTAAAATCGCTATTAGCAACAGCGCTAGCGGCACTATTGTCTCCGATTCCAGTAGCAATCCAAATGTAAACATCGCCCTCTTCATTAAGACCTTCCACGCGTCCATTGAACGTTGCGACCATTTTATATTTAAATACGTTTGATTTATCATCTGTTCGATTGTTATAAACCTTTACTTCGAAATTTTCTAAAATTACTTTTGAACCGTTTTTTTGCTCATACTCAGCGGGTAATACATGGCTTAATGAGAGTATGTCGCCATCGTTAATAGTTTTTACTGGAGGGGCGATAATCTTTTCTTCTACCCTTGTTACTTCCTCCGTGGTATTATATGTGACATTCTGAACTAATTGTAATCCCGCAATCTTTTCATCAATCGTTCCATTAACAGTGCTTAGAATGCTTTTTGTAAGCGCATCGGCATCAATCTGCTTATCCTTGTTGGACTTGCTGTAATCAGAAACCTCCTGCTTAATCACATCCGCCAGCTCCGAAATTATTTGCTGTTTTATTTCCTCCTTAACGGACTCTATGTCCAGTTGGGATGAGATCTCATCAGCAATTATGGAATTAATATTATCCGCTACCCTGCTGGACGATTCGGCAATGGCAGTCTCAATCATACCTTCAACATTTTCCTTGGTAAGCGCTTCCACGCTTGTATCAACTATTTTACCGTCTGCGCTTACCGTCTCGACATTAGAACCACATGCGCTGAGCGTGAGAAATAGTGGGAGCCAAAGTGCAAGTATCTTGTTTTTCATAGCGTTTCCCCTTTTCCATTTATTTGTAGTGCATTATTGCATTAATCGCTAAGTAGATTAATCAACTCAATAACATGCTTTTTCTTCTCATTACTAAGAGTATAATACTTTTCTATGGCTTCTTTCAACTCTAAATCTTCCGATATTCTCGCGTCAAGCATTGCTTGCTCATCTGAGAATTCATCCCTGCCAGTCAGATAGTCTAGAGATACCCCGAAAAAATCGGCTATTTTTTGCAGCTTGTCGGTTTTTGGCGTACTAATCCCGCGTTTCCAATCCGATAATGTCATGTTTGAAATGCCGGTTGCTCTGGAAACCTCGGCATTTTTAATTCCTCTTTCATCAAGTAATTTCTGGTATATCTCATACATAAAAATCCCTTCTGAAAAATATTACGGAAAACTTTAAAGTAGACCTTGACAATTAAAGAAAAATATAATAAACTAACCTTAAGTTAAGGAAAACCTTAAAAAAGAAATCATTAATCCGCATTTTTCTATAAATAATATTATTCCGAACAAATAATATTATAACGGATTTCCTTAATAAAATCAAGGAAAATTTGGGAAAATCGTAAATTATTTAGGAAAGGAGTGATAATTTGTACGAAAAATTCAAGGCTTTTTTGGATGAGAGGGGAATTACCGCTTATAAAGTGTCCAAAGGAACCGGAATTGCACCCGCAGTATTTACTGATTGGAAAAGCGGAAGAAGCAAACCCAAAATAGACAAACTCATTAAGATCGCCGACTTCCTCGGCGTGGACGTAAAAGAATTAATTGAACAGGAAAGGAGAACAGATTGAATAATTTAGATCAAAAAGCAATTACTACTTTAGAAGTGGCGGAAATGATGGGGATTAACCACAAGGAGATTCTGAGAAAACTGGAAGGCGCAAGGGACAGAAAGGGATATACCCGAATTTTGACTGAGAACCATTTGGCGCTGAGTGATTACTTCGCAGAAGCCACATACAAGGATGCTTCTGGCAAAGAGAACAAGTGCTATCTCGTCACGAAGCTAGGATGTGATTTCTTGGCAAACAAATTCACTGGCGAAAAGGGGATTCTGTTCACCGCGAAATACGTGAAGAGGTTCCGCGATATGGAGGAAATAATTCAGAAGCCATTATCGCAACAAGACATGATGCGCATACAACTTGGCATGATTGATAATCACGAGGAGCGCATTGGCTCTCTTGAAAACACTATGAACATTGATTATGCACAGCAGAAACAGCTTAAGAATTTCGCCAAGGAAGTTGTCGTGAGCGCGCTTGGTGGCAAGGGTTCGACGGCCTATACGCACAAAAATGCAGACGGCTCAAAAATCAGCTCGCAGTGTTTTTCAAGGTTCTGGCGTGATTTTAATGACTACTTCAATATTAATGCTTATGCAAACCTAGCGAGAGTGAAATTTGACGAAGCGTTGCAATACGTTAACCGGTGGAATCCTCCGACTAACATGCAGTTAGAAATCGGAAGAATTAATAGGGATTGCGCATGAAGAAAAACAATCATGAGACAATCTTTTGGATTTTAGCCATGCTATTCCTTTTTATCATAACCGTAGTTCTTCCTATATTATGCGTCATCTATAATAAGCCCCTCGTAGCTCATGCAGAGGACAACCCTTATGGCGCGCCGTTTCCGATGTATACAACCGCATATTACTACGGCAATACCACGGCAAGCGGACATCCGGCAAGAGAGGGCATATGTGCTGTTAAGCCGGAATGGATGGGATTGACCGCTGTTGTGTACGCAAATGATAACGGTGAGGTTGGCGAGGTTCTCGGAATTTACGAATGCCTTGATACGGGATTCGGTGGGGATGCGGACGGTGACGGAGTGGGCAGTATAGAAGAGGGAAAGGTAATTGATATTTATAGTCCCGATTACAAGTCTTGCAAGGAATGGATGAAGTTGACGGGCGGGAAAGTTTTTGTGCAACTAATAGACGCAGTCGGATAGGAAGAAGTGAAAGGAGATTAATTAATGTACATAGAACCGTTTTGGTGCGGTGTAATTGCAACCATATTATTTGAGCTTTTTCTTGTGATTCTTATAGCAATGATATCAATGCCGAAAGCTGGCGGGAAGGGAAAGGATGAAAAGAATAACTCTTGAATCAGTCATGGGTACAATTTCCTTCATATGTGGAATTATAGGCATTTTAAGTCTTGACGGATATACATATTTCAATCAAAGCATCGTACCCGCATTAATACTGCTATTGATTTCTGGAACTGCTGGTTATATTGCGCTAAAAGAAGGAGGATATATCAGAAAAAGAAAGCCCTCGACCGCCGGGCAAGCAAAGTCGAGGGAAAGCACCAAGATAGGTGCATAATCACAACCAAACAATAACACATATGGAAAGTATTTTCAATAGAAGGAGGATTTTGTTAATGAAAATGAGGATTAAAAAACTCATATTAGATAATTTTAAGGGCGTTTCTCACAAGGAATATAACCTTGACTCTTTACTGGTTCGCATCTTTGGAATGAACGCTAAAGGAAAAACGACCATAGCTACCGCCTGGTATTGGCTCATGTGTGACAAGGACTATGAGCTGACAAGCAATCCAGCCATAAGTCCGCTCGGTGTTGAGGAGTGCATCCCGACAGTTACGGCGGTGCTTGATGTCAATGGCGAGGAGAAAGTAATCACAAAAGCGCAGAAGCGGAAGGTATCGAAGCCGGACGGAAACGGAATCAGTAAGGTATCGCTGATGAATACATATGAAATCAATTCCGTACCCAAAGCTGAAAGGGATTTTAAGGCTTATTTAGAGGACTTGGGATTGCAGTTCGATAATTTCCTCGTATGTTCACATCCAGACGTGTTTACGGGGCAGAAACAAGCAGATATGCGCAGTATTTTGTTCAAGATGGCGAGCAATAAAACGGATTATGATATTGCTGGAATGAGCAATGATACATCTGACGTAGAAAAGCTGTTGTCATCCTACACTATGCAGGAAATTGAAGCCATGAACAAGGCGAGCAAGAAAAAGGCTGATGAGCAGGTCGAATCTATTCCTAATCAAATTGTCGGCCTTGAAAAAGCAAAGGTTGATATTGATGTTGCCGAACTAAATCTCGCGAAGAACTCGCTGAATGAGCAAATTTCAGAACTGGATAAGAAAATCAGCGATGCAAGCAAGGCGCTTGATGATTTGGGGCAAAAGGAGCTGCAACTTAAGTTTGACATTAATGCGCATGAAGAAGAAGCAAATAGAAGCCTTTTAAAAGAGCGGCGCGAATTGTCTGCAAAGATTGATGATACTGAGTTTTCTATAGACAAAGCGCAGTCGGAATTAGAACGTAGCCGCGGAAAAATTAAAACACAGCAGGACATAGTTGCATTATCCGAAAAACGTCGCGCAGAACTTAATGTGGAGTGGGAAGAAGTAAAAGGACTGGTGTTTGATGGCAAGGCGTATCTGTTCGATGAAGAGAAGTGGAAATTTGACGATTCTGACGTTGTTTGCATCCAGTGCGGACAAACCTTGCCTAGTGGGGAAATAGAGCAAAGGAGAGTCGATTTCGAGCAAAGAAAGGACATTTCAAGGCAAGCGGCCGCCGTTCAAATGGAAGAAGCGAGGAAGGAGTTTGAAGAGGACAAGAAGCAGAGACTCAAGATTGTTGAATCAATGGGTAGCGAATGCAAAAACACAATAGTTAAGGCCAATGAGGAGATTAACGGTCTCGTAGCGGTTAATGCCCTCCTTGAAAATGAGTTACAGGAATATAGAGCGGAGTTAGAATCTCTCAAATCGAAATTTAAGTCGATGCCGGAGAAGGTTGATTTAACCTCGGATTCATCATATTCAGACCTAAATTCTAAACTCGCCAAGATACAAAATAAAATCGAGCAGTTGAAGTCATCCGATAGCATAGCTGATGAACTCAAGACAGAAAAGGAACAGCTTCAAATCGAACTCAATTCTGTTCATGAGCAATTAGGTAAGGCCTCAAACAACATTGTTATTGACGAGCAGATAGTAGATCTTCGGGAAAAGCAGCGCGATTATGAGCAACAGAAATCGGATGCGGAAAAAATTCTTCATCAGTTGTCACTTGTCAGCAAGCGCAAGAATACTCTCCTCGTAGATGAAGTCAATAAGCATTTTTCCATTGTAAAGTGGAAATTGTTTGATTATCAGAAAAACGGGGAATACAAGGAGGTCTGCGTTCCTTATGTGGAAATTGGTGGCAAGAATTTAGAGTTCAATGACAGCATGAATACTGGTCTTAGGATTCGCGCGAAACTGGATATCTGCAATAGTTTTCAGAAGTTTTTCGGAATGAGTGTTCCGGTATTCCTTGATAATGCAGAGTCAATTAACGGCTTTAATTTGCCGGTGCTATTGGATACGCAGTTAATTACGTTGTGTGTGTCAGAGGATAAGGAATTGAGATTGGAGGTAGATGGATGCAATTCATAAAAGCGAAATACCTTAAAAACGGAGTTCCGGTGGGTCGGTCATACACCTTCAAAACGCTATATAATCTTTCCCCTGGGGAAATCGCCGTTAATGACAGTGAAAACAAACTTATCGTAGTTGATGAACCGGTGGATGCTGAATGGATTAAGGTTTATGGCGTAGAAAATATAGCCGTACTGAGCAGGCCGTCGGCAGAAGAAAGTGAGGTAATCTAATGGAAATTAAGAAAGAAATCACAGTAAACCCAATGACTACGGATGGAAAAATCATCGAATACGGCGACGCGGTTGTTTTCAATGCGGAGGGCAGATGTTTCGCTGGAATCTATAAGGGCATCAGCCCGCGCGGTGCGATTATGCTCAGTGGCATTGTCAGCGATGCTCCAGTGCGGTTCAATGTCATGCCGAGGTCAATAACGACCATTTATAAGGCAGAAATAAAGGTGGAGGATAGCGCAGATGAATAATGGTGAGTTGATGAATGGGAGAATCCGAGTTGTTGAGAACATCGGGCGGGAGAGCGAGGATGCTTTTGGGTTTCCGGGAGCGGAACTGGATGTGGTTGACGGAGTTCTTGAAGATTCAGAAGGCTTCGAATGGGATTATTACCACAGCGAGGGATTTAAAAATATCGGTCAAATTAACGAACAATTTTCGGAAGAAGATGAATACCAAACAGTATTTGAATTAGTGGAGGATTAGGAAATGGAAGAAAAGAAAACTGAAATAACAGTAAAAGAAGAAAAGAAAGAAGTTGCCGTAAGCACAAATAAGGTCACGGATTTCAGTCTTGGCATTTTCGGGACATCAGACAATTTCATAATGGCAGGGCAGATGGCAAAAGCCTTGTCTCAGTCAACTATTGTTCCGCAAACGTATCAAGGCAACCAAGCCAACTGTCTTATAGCGATTGAACAGGCACAGCGGCTTAATGTTAGTCCGCTTATGGTTATGCAGAATTTGTATGTGATACAGGGCAGACCTTCATGGAGTTCTAAATTTCTCATAGCGGCAATCAATAATAGCGGCAAGTATGATATCGAGCTCCAATATGAGGAGACGAGAGATAAAGCAGGAAAACCATACAGCTGTATGTGTTGGACGATGAAAAGCGGCAGGCGAATCGAAGGAATGGTTGTTGACATGGAAATGGCAAAGGAAGAAGGATGGCTCGGGAAAAGCGGGAGCAAGTGGAAAACCATGCCGCAGTTAATGCTTAGATACAGGGCGGCTTCTTTCTTCTCAAGTTTGAATTGTCCTGAACTTACGCTTGGACTTTATACCAAAGAGGAAATCATAGATGGAGATTTTAAGGAATATCCGTCATCGGAGGAATTGGAAGAAAGAGTTGCTCGTGAAATCAGCAGCGGCGAGAACTCCGAGGAATTTGTCGTTGATGCGGAAACGGTGGATAGCGTTATCGAGGCTGACGAACCGGAATTTATGAAATAATCATATAGAAGAAAGGAATTTATCACATGAGTAAGCTAAGTAAAGAAGAAGCCTTAAAGGCAATTGAAGACATTTTAAAACAGTGTGGCGAATCGGATGAGAAAGTGGAATTATCAACATTGTCTCCCAGAGATACGTTTATGAATGCAAGATTTGTGGTGCTGGAGCAGAAAGATGGTATTGCATTGGTTAGAGATATGGCGGATAGATCAGATAGGGTATTTGATGAAGATGCGCCGGATTGGAAGGAATCAGAGCTTCGGTCATATCTGAATACTGATGTGTTAAAAGAGTATGAGGAATTATTTGGTTCGGAAAATATTGTAGAAACTGAAACAGATTTAACGACTGTGGATGGACAAGCAGAATATGGCGTATGTCGTGATAAGGTCCGTCTACTTACTTTCATGGAGCGCAGGGAATACCAAAAGTTGTATGAGCATTCTGGAGAATGGGAATGGACCATAACACCTTGGAGTACCAAGGAGCGTGGTTGGGAATATGGCGTCTGCGTTGTTTCTCCTAGCGGCATTATCGACATCTTTAGTTGTCGCAACAACATTGCGGTGCGCCCATTTGTATCTTTAAAATCTAATATCTTTGTATCTTTGAAAGGAGAAGTTGAATGAATGCAAAAATGAAGGAATTGGGAAATGTACTTGAAAGAGCGAATGAATTATTCGAAGAAATGAAGAACGGTCCAGAAGTCCAAGAGGCGAAGCGCGGAAATATTGTAACAGTTGCCGGAATCGAATGGATTGTATTAAAAGTGGAGGGAAGCAAGGTATTCTGCATCACTAAAGATTTTGACAGCACCAGTACAAAGTTTGATTCAAACAGTAACAATTGGGATAGTAGTGATTTGAGAAATTATCTTAATACGAAATTCTATAAAAAGATTTCAAGTATGATTGGAGCGGGAAATATCCTGCCGATAGAAACGAATATGTTGTCATTGGACGGACAGACTGAATATGGTGAGTGCAAGGATAAAGTTTCTCTCCTTACCGTAGATTTGTATCGCGAAAATAGGGATATTCTTCCGAACACTGATAAGTGGTGGTGGCTGGTGACTCCTTGGTCTACGCCCCACAATGACTATACTACTTCGGTCTGCGTTGTTTCTCCTCTCGGCTTTATCAACAACAATAATTGTAACGACCTCAATGCGGTGCGCCCGTTTTGCATCTTTGATTCTTCAATCTTTGAATCTGAGGATGACTGAAAATAGTTGGTATGAATAATGGCAGATAATGAAGAGTTAAAAGTAATCACAAAATCAATGGAATTAGCAAAGCATAGTTTTTTACTGACCTCAAATTGTAACCGTTATCCGAAAAAATATAGATTCTCTCTGGTAGACCGGATTCAATTAAAAAGTTTAGATATATATGAATTTCTCTTAGAAGCAAACCGGACTGATATTAAGGACTATAAGCGAGAGCGGTTAGAATTACAGACCAATGCAATAACAAGATGTGATGAATTATTGTTTTACATAGACCTATCGTATCAGTTAGATATTCTCTCGGTAAAGAGCATGGAGTATTGGTCGAAATTAGTTAACGACATCAAGTATATGACAATTGCATGGCGTTCCAAGGATAGAAAAAGATAACAATAAATAGGCTGTGCGCTGTAGCGTCTGCGTTGTTTCTCCTAACGGCAATATCAACAACAATAATTGTAACAACAACAATGCGGTGCGCCCGTTCTGTACAAAATCGGCGAGACAGAGTAGGCAGAGAGCTGAAATCAGTGCCAAAGATACAAAAGAGCGCACAACCTTCCCCCAAAGGGTAAATATAAAGGAATATTTATGGAAGATTTTGAAAATGTCACGGACTTTGAAAACCTTTATCGGTCGTATCGAAAGGCTAAGTCTGGTAAGGGTTATAGAAATAGTTCCGCTCGTTTTACGGTGGGTTCTCTGGATGGCATACATACTCTCAAAAGGCAATTAGAGAACGGAGAGTACCAAATATCACAATATCATAGATTCACGGTCTATGAGCCCAAGAAACGCTTGATTGAGGCATGCGAGTTTAAGGATAAGGTGGTACAGCATAGTCTATGCGACAATGTACTACTAACAAGGCTTGCTTCGGAGTTTATAGACAGAAACTTTGCTGGACAGATAGGAAAAGGAACGTTTTACGGTCTGGATTACTTGAAAAGAGATATGGAACAGTTTTATGAAGAGCACGGGATGAACGGATGGTTTTTAAAGTGTGACATTTCAAAATTCTTCTATAGCATTGAACATGAAAAATTGAAGGATATTGTTGATTACCATTTCTCTGAATTGAATGGTATCAATCATCTTTTGATAGACAGCGTGAAAAGCCCGGGAGTTCCTCTCGGAAACCTAACAAGTCAGGTATATGCGCTGTTATTCCTGAATGGGTTAGATCGCTTTATAACCGGAGAATTGGGAATTAAATATTATGGGCGTTATATGGATGATTTTTACTTGATACATCATGATAAAGAATATTTGAAATGGTGTTTGGAAGGTATAGCGCTGCTTATGGAATCACTCGATTTGAAACTCAACAGCAAGACGCAGATTATACCGTTTCAAAAAGGACTAAGTTTTACTGGATTTCATACGTATATCACAACGGATGGCAAAGTTATACGAAAATTGTTAAACGAGAAAAAGCGGCATGCGAAACGCAAGTACGGGAAAATGGCAAAGCTGGTCTTAGAAGGGGAATTGTCAGAAAAGAAGTTTTATCAAAGTTATGGCTCATGGAAAAGCCATATTGAACATGGGAACTGCGTGAAATTTGGATATTCGATGGATAAGTACATCAATGATATTTTAGACAGAAGTAATTAGTAAAAGGAGGTTAAGAGGTATGGATTTAAAAGTTTTGGGTTCCGGTTCATCCGGCAACTGTTATCTCCTTGAAAATGAAACGGAATGCCTGGTCATCGAGGCTGGGCTTCCATATAAAGAGGTCAAGAAGGCACTTGATTTTAACACGAGAAAAATTGTGGGGGTAATTATTTCGCATAGACACGTGGACCATGCGGGATATTTGAAAGATTACGCCATGACTGGCATTCCATATTATAAGCCTTATGAGTTTGGCGCAGCGGTGTGCGTTCCGCAACCAAGAGTGTTCGGCAAGTTTAATGTTATCCCTTTCGGATTATTTCATGACGTCCCCTGCTATGGATTTTATATTACTCATCCAGACATCGGCATCTTTGTCTATGCGAGTGACACCGAATACATAAAATTCAAGTTCAGTGGTGTAAATCATTTCCTCATAGAGGCAAATTACAGTATGGAATATGTCGATAAGGACGTGGCAAATTATGAGCACGTTTTAAAAGGACACATGAATATCGATACGACATGCAGATTTTTAGAAAAGAATAAAAGTAGTAGCTTGAAAACAGCAACATTATGTCATTTAAGCGCGCATAACGCCGATTCAGACAGTTTCAGAGCGAGAGCCGAGGAAATAGTTGACTGCAAGGTAAATGTGGCTGTAAAAGGCTTAAAAGTGAATCTGGACTTGATACCAGATTGGATGAAATAAGGAGAAAAGATTATGGATTTTAACGTGAAGTGTGTAAGCAATGGAGGTTCCTTGAATTATATCATCGGAAAAACATATGAATTTAGGAATGGAGTGATGCACGATGACTTAGGATTTTCGCATCATGCATCAAGTTTTGAAGATTGGATTAGAAATTCTGTGGCAGGATGGGCCCTTATCGAAAAAGAGGCGGAAGCAAAGTCCGGCGGATTCATTCACTGCAAAATTTGCAAGCGGAGATTTGAACTAAAGTGGGGAAATCGCTATACAGCAATATCCACCGAAAGCATATTTCCACTTAGAACAACATCGCATGACGCATTCGATTGTCCTCACTGCGGCTGCCAGAACATTGTTGGAATAAGAGAGGGTAAGGTAAAAAGTAGTGAATAAATTTGTTGGATTAGGGAGACTGACCAAAGACCCCGAAGTTAGATATTCGCAAGGTGAAAACCCTTCGACAGTGTCAAAAATAACACTTGCTATTGACCGTAAATTTAAGCGTGATGGCGAGCAATCGGCGGACTTCATAAACTGCGTCGCATTTGGCAAAACTGCGGAGTTTCAAGAGAAGTATTTCCACAAGGGAACGAAAGTTGCAATTGTTGGCAGACTCCAGACTGGAAGTTATACCAATAAGGACGGTCAAAAGGTTTACACAACAGATGTTATTGTTGAGGAGCAGGAGTTCGCGGAGAGCAAGGGTTCGGGCGGTGAGAGTGAAAACAGGACGGATACGGGAATTGGAGACGGATTTATGAATATTCCAGATGGGATAGACGATGAGCAGTTGCCTTTTAACTAAGATTAGGATAACCTCGTAATTTCGATTTAAATCCAAATAAACCCGTAGGCAAGGATTTCCTCACGTGAGCATTTAAAACTTGTCTACAGTGGCAAATTCACGTTAATTTGGGTATCAGAAAGGAAGTGATAGATTGAAGATTGCGGCAGACAAAAACCAGTTCGCGGGAAGTCATGGGATATCAAACGCAAAAAAGCATATCCAGATTGAACGCGACTTAGGACATGAATTGTTCGATATACCGCTCCCGTTCGGGGATTACTGCTTGATTACAGACGAGATGCAGGAAACTATTGATAGACGCGGTTCGAAACTAAAGAAACAAGACCTTGTAGGGGATATAAAAATATCCGTGGACAGTAAAAAAGATTTGCAGGAAGTATGTGGGAATATCTGTAGCGGTTCGCATAGTAGATTCCGGGACGAGGTAATTCTTGCGCAGAAATGCGGTTGCAAATTATACATATTGGTTGAGGAACCGAAAATCAAATCCATTGATGATGTGTTTCGGTGGCAAAATCCGCGGATGCATCGGTACAACAAAATCAAGTATATGCACGGTATCGGAAAATGGGGAGAAATTAAACTTCCAAAGAAGCCGCCCACAAGCGGTGAAACACTAGCCAAAGCTTGCCTGACAATGCAATTAAAGTATGGTGTGGAGTTTGTTTTTTGTTCTCCCAATGAATCCGGTGCAATGATACTTAAGTTGTTAGGGGTGATTACGGATGGCTGATAAAAGAATGTTTTCAAAAAAAATGATTAGCAGTGACGCTTTTTTAGATATGCCGTTGACAGCACAAGGATTATATTTTCATCTGTGCATGAGAGCCGATGATGATGGAATTGTTGATTCTCCAAACAAAATCATGCGAGAAGTCGGCGCAAAAATGAAAGACTTTACTTTGTTAAAGCAAAAACGATATATCCTAGTTTTTGATAGTGGGATTGTATTAATTAAACACTGGTTTATTCACAACACAATTAAGAAAGACAGATATTCAGCATCTACATATATTGAGGAACTTTCCAGTGTCGTACTTAAAGAGAACAAAGCATATACAGAACGTACGCAAAATGGAACCGGAATGGAACCAGTATATATGCAAAATGATTCCAAAACGGAGCGTAGTATAGAAGAGAATAGTATAGAGAAGGAGAGAGAAGGCGGAGCGTCCGCATTTGATGCTGAAAATGCGTGGATTGAAACTTACAAAATATATCCAAAGAAATCCGGCGAGGCCACGGCAAAAGTCGAATGGATGAAAAAGGTGGGGCACAGCCTTGACGTAAAGGAAGTTTCTAAGCTGATATTTTACGCTACCAAGCTATATTTATCTGACTACCAAGAGAAAAATCCAGATGATGCTACATATCGATTTATCCCCCGATACGACAAATGGCTTCAAGAGGATTGTGATTACTGGATAAGACAATACGAAGAAAAGCAGAGGAGTGATGAAATTGACGGAAGCTGAGAGCGGTGTGATTGGTTGCATACTTCTTGATGAAGAGTCTTTGTACAGTATTTATGACAAATTAAAGCCAGAAATGATGTCGGATGATTTTGGACAGAATTGTCTTACCGAAATGCTTGCCATGTATGATCGTGGAATAAAAATCTCACATGTAGAACTCACTCAAAGGCTTGAGAATCATAAATGGGATAAGGAGGACATAAATCAATTTTTAATAAATTGTGTTACGACAGCTCCCACTTCTGCTCTGATTAAAAATTACGCAGATACAATCATTAAGGTATATCGGGCGGAAAAATTGAAATATATCATAAGCCGCGCGAATTTGCTTCCGGGATGTATTGACGGAACAATAGGAAATTTAATCACAGAGTTAGAAGCACTAAAAGCTGGACAGGAAATTAAGTCAAAGACTATGGCTCAGATTGTGAATGAAAATAAAGGCAAATATTTTGTTGATATTGAGAGAAACACGATAAGGACGGGATTTTATAAGCTTGACGATGCAATCCGTTTAGAAGGTGGAGATGTTATTGCAATCGGCGCAAGGCCTGGGGTTGGAAAAACAGCGATTAGCATCCAGATGATTAATTACATAGGCAAAACCGGGAAAAGGGTGGGGTATTTCAACCTAGAAATGCCAGAAAACCAAGTATATGAACGAATGGTTGCACAGTTATCTGAAATTGGTTTGACTAGGGTACGCAGGGCGAAATCTTTTCTCGGAGGAGAAGAAGATAAATTCAAAAATGCAAATAGCCACATGGAAAATATGAACCTTGTGATAAGTACTGGTTCAAAAACAATAGGCGAAATCAAGTCTGAAAGCAGGCATCAAAATTTTGACGTGATAATTATCGACTATTTACAACTGGTTAAGGCTGAAAGAAAATTTGCGAATAGGGCAAGCGAAGTAGGCGACATATCAAAAGCTATAAAAGCGTTGGCTATGGAACTAAAAGTGCCGGTAATACTTTTGTCACAAATGAATAGGTCGAGCGAAATTAGAGACACAAAAGAGCCGGAGATATCGGAGCTTAGAGAATCTGGAGATATTGAACAAGATGCCAGCGTAATTCTACTCATGTGGAATCTATCTGAGAAAAACAAATCGTTGAAAGGACTAAAAGTCGGAAAGAATCGCCAAGGTGAATTAATCAAAATCGGTCTTGAATTTGACGGTGCTCATATGAGATTCGAAGAACGCATGGAAGATTTTTCAAAGACATTGCAGCTGGCGAAGAATTGCGACAAAGGGACTGGGGTGTCAGACGATTGTCCGTTTGGTTAGGTGAATTATGGAAGTTAAATTCGAAAAGGGTTCAGAAAAATGGCAGTTATTTGTTGATTATTACAAGTTCATACAAGACTACGGCGCGCCGGAGGATTCGGATGAGTGGTGGCAAGAATTATTCACCGCATCTACTCAGCTATGCAATAAGTTTAGGAGCGGGGAGTACATAAGGGATTTAGTCATGGCACATGTAAATGAATTGGAGAGAAAGGCAAAGGAAATTAAGAAATGAACAAATGCAATAGCGTTATACAAAATTCGCATCTAAGAAAATCGGACCTAAATAGCATATATGCATACATGGAAAAAGGCGCATCCGATTACGCGGTAAAGGTAGGTAAACGCAAGCCGTATGAGACGGTTGGGAAGGAGAAGGTATGAAATATAAATGTGTTAAAGAAATTCAGTTGGAAAAATACGATGAGCAATGTTTCCCTACTGGCAAATACTATTGCGTGCCGATAGGCTCTACATGGATGCGTGAGGACGATAGTAACTTACTTGGCGGAGAAGTGCATCTTGAATGTATCGGCGGAGCGGATGATTTTGGGTGGATTGAGGTAACAGAGGACGATTTGCGACAACATTTTGAAGCAGTGGAGGAATAGCAATGGTAAGTTATAAAATGGAAATCAAGGACGGCATTTTAAGCCACTCACTAACCTTCATGGGCATGGAATTTACCGAGACGTGGGAAAAGGATAATACATACTGCGCCGATTCGCTCGAGGGGCAAGTATTACGGGCGCTTCCCGACCTCTGCGACGAAAACAAGGAAATTATCGAAGAATTGACAATCATGGATGAAGAAGAGCTTCTCGAAGCGTTGAGCGAGCTTACGGACTATGAGCAGAGTGAGTAACTAAATTAGAATTTTGCTCATTGAGCGGAAAGGGTTATATGCAGACTATATATGAGCCGAAAGGCAAAGCGAAAGAATACGGAGAGCCGGCACTCAACATCTATACTGTATGAAATCATAAGTCTTTTATTTTATGGAAGGAGACAAAGTAGTGAAAGAAAAATATATAAAGAAAATATTTGAAGCTAATGAGTTGGCGTCTCAGTGCCAAAAAATAAATATTTGGGGAGCGAGCGCAACAACATCTTTATATGTAACGGCATATAACGATTTTTCAGAAATTTTGGAAGATTTAAGAAATATTATTTACCAAGCCAAAGAAATAGATGGCTGGGAAAAATGTATTAATAAGTTTAGCAAAGACCCTGACTTTGATAAGCATGATGTTTTAAGCTCTATAGAATATCATGAAGAAGTGATGGAGGAATCCCTTCAAAAACTTAGAAAGTTTGTTGAGGAACGTAAAAAGGAAGCTTGGAGAATTCGTCACTAAACTGAGAGTTAACTAAGAAAGGAGTAAAGAGGTTTGTCCGGACACAAAAGCGCTTTTACTCCGAAAAATGAAGATGAGAAAATCAACAGAGCAGAAATTAAAAGATATGCGCGCCATGTATGAAAGCGGCAATACAATCAAAGAGATAGCGGACAAGATGGGATATAAGCCAAGAACCGTGCAGACTATGCTCAGCAAAACCGGTTTATCACGCGAAAGATTTGCTATGGATTGTATAGATGATTTAGTTAAAATGCGAGAGAGTGGCATATCATTAGCTGAAATTAGCGAGAAAACGGGATTCTGCAAAAGCACCATATGTAAGAATCTTAACAAAGCCGGATGCCGGAAAAATATCATGCATGATGTAAGACCGCCGGAGCCGGTAATTGACGAAAGTAAGCTGACCTACGCGGAAAAACCCAAACCACCACGGACAGTAATTGTAAATGGTAAACGGTATGTTGATATGACAGACGTTTTATATGATACAGACGATATTATGAGTTTATAGGAGGATGAAATTTGAAAGCAATATTAGACGCAAAGGAGTTTAAGAGACTCATTGATAATACAAAGAAGTTCACGAGATGGGAAGACGGCAACAATAAAATGATGCAGTACATACATGTGATTATTGATGCAAAGTCGATGGAAATCAAATCAGAGGCACTTGACGGGCATCGGATATCTATAGAGTACGGGAAATTATTGGATGTTGATGAATCCTTTTCATGCTACATCTCTCCGAAAATTCCGGTAATCGTGAAGGACGCGCGCCATGCGGAGTTGGAACTCATTGACAAAAAATTGCTGATACGATTGGGAGATTTCATCGTGGGATGCGCGCAGCCAGAGGGCGAGTATTACAATATGGACGAGAAGTTGGAAGAAATGCAGAAAGAGTCTCCAATAAGAACGATAGGTCTCAACGCAACATATGTAAAAGAAGCTATGGAGGCCGCTAAAAATACAGCGGATTGGCAACCGGTAGTAGAGGTTGATATAAGAGAACCCAATCAGCCAATAATTATCCGAAGCGGCAAGCTGCAAGATAAGCCGAATCTCAAGGTTGTTTTAGCAGTAAAAATTAATCACTAAAAATCTTAGAAAGGAGACGAAGTCCGGCCGGACAATGAACGTTCGCTTCCTTGGTAGATATGATAAACGGAGAATTAGTAGTTGATAACTTTGCCGGTGGCGGCGGAGCCAGTACTGGCATAGAGATAGCTACGGGATACAGTGTTGATATAGCAATTAACCACGACCCCGAAGCAATCAGGATGCATAAAGCGAATCATCCAAATACAAAACATTATTGCGAATCAGTATGGGATGTTGACCCAATAAAAGCCTGCGGTGGAAATCCGGTAGGACTTGCATGGTTTTCTCCTGACTGTAAGCATTTTAGCAAAGCAAAAGGCGGTAAGCCGAAGGATAAGAATATACGAGGGTTGGCATGGGTCGCCCTCCGGTGGGCCGGAACAGTAAGGCCGCGCGTAATCATGTTAGAAAATGTAGAAGAGTTTAAGACATGGGGACCGCTGAATCGGAGCCACAGACCCATAAAGACTAAGCAAGGAGATACCTTCAAAAAATTTATCAATCAGTTAGAAAATTTGGGTTATCAAGTGGACTTCCGAGAATTAGTAGCCGCAGATTATGGAGCGCCCACGCTAAGAAAAAGATTCTTTATGATTGCTCGATACGACGGTAGGCCTATCGTATGGCCGGAGCCGACACACGGACCAGCAGACAGCGAAGCGGTAAAAGCGGGACTGTTAGAACCATACTTAGGAGCTTATACGCAGTTAGATTTTTCGCTCCCTTGTCCTTCCATCTTTGATACATCGGAAGTGATAAAAGAAAAGTTCGGCATACGGTCAGTAAGGCCGCTTGCACCTAAGACGATGGAGAGGATTGCGCGGGGATTAAAAAAATTTGTTTTAGAGAATCCAGAACCATTTATTGTGCAGTGCAATCACGGTGGAGAACGAAGAACGCAGGAAATCAGCGAGCCAATGCCAACGATTACCGGCAAGCATGGATTCGGCGTAGTGGAACCGTATATTGTGCCTATCGGGTATGGAGAAAGAAAAGGGCAAGAGCCACGTGTGCATGATGTTGAGGAGCCCCTTCCGACCATAGTAAGCAGTGGAAAACATTATTTGTGTGAGCCTTATATGGTACAGATCGGGCAGACCGGATTTACTAAGGACAGAAGCAAAGACGTAAGGGAGCCGCTTACAACGATTGTGAGCAAAAATGAGCACTGTCTGATTGAACCCAAACTGGCGCCTTATATATCTGTAAACCGAGAGAATCATTTTGGAAGCGATATGGGGGAGCCAATACATACTGTTACATCTGCGAATCAGCATATGCTTATGACACCGACACTTATCCAGTACCATTCCGAGACGGCGCAGGGAGAAGTGAGAGGGCAGACCATTAAAGAACCCATTATGACCGTAGACGGTTCGAATAGATACGGACTTGTAACCTCGTTTTTACATAAATACTATGCTGGTGGATATAAGGGAGTTGGGGAGAGTATTGAAAATCCACTGCCAACGGTTACAACAATAGACCATAACAGCCTTTGTACCGCCAATCTCATCCAAATGAATAATCATTGCGACGGGCGGGACATTACAAAGCCAATTCCAACCATAACAGCAGGAGACGGACATTTCGGAGAGGTAAGGGCATTTTTAATTAAATATTATGGGGATGCAACGGGGCAGGATATTGAAAGACCGTTGGACACCATAACTACCAAGGACAGATTTGGCCTTGTCACAATAGAGGGTGTTGATTATCAGATTGTTGATATCGGATTGAGAATGCTGGAGCCGAAGGAGCTATATGGTTGCCAGGGATTCCCGGAGGATTACATAATAGACCGCGATTATACAGGAAAACAATATCCCCGAAGTGAACAGGTCAGAAGATGCGGGAATGCAGTGTGTCCGCCTATACCTGCGGCACTGGTAAGGGCGAATTTACCGGAGCTGTGTGTAGGTAAGCGGATGCCGAACATGAGAATAGATGCCGAGAAGCCAGGTCAATTGAAGTTTGCATGAGGTAGCATATGGAAGGGCAGATGACATTAACAGAATGGATGATGGAAAAATCGGGGAATATCGGAGAATGTCCATATGAACTCGGCAAGTATTGCGAAAATTCGGCGGGCTGTAAAGAATTTAAGGAGCTTTATGGATAGATTTACCCCACCGTACCACGGCTAACCAGTGCGTGGGCGGTGGAGATAGGAGGAGAGAAAATGGAGGATAGATATTTATTTAAAGCAAAGAGTAAACGCACCGGACAATGGGTAGAAGGATTCTATTTCTTAATGGCGTATGAGGGAGGGGAAATTCCATGTATAGGAACAGACCCACTCAATGCTAACGATTACAGCGAGATACATAGATATTGTTACGAGGAAATAGAATCCGAGACACTTTGCCAATGCACCGGGCTTACAGATAAAAATGGTAAATTGATTTCTGAAGGAGATATTTTCTTAGCTGGTTATTGGAAGTGGAAATGCAAGGTTGTATGGGATAGTGAGCGCGCTGCGTTTATCGGATTGACAAACGACAAAGAAGCGGAAATCGTATATGTCAGCATGAAGGATAGACAAAACTTATCAGCCGTTGAGGTTATCGGAAATATCTTTGATAACCCGGAATTGATGGAGGTGTAGGGATGCAGGAAGTATTTAAAAAAATAATTGTAAGACTATATGAAAGCGGAGTATGCTCGGGCAATGAAGAGAGTGGCTTTATCTTACTCAAAAACGCACGGAAGGTGGTAGGGCAAGCGGCTGAAGGATATGACAACGGATGGATTCCATGCAGTGAATATCTGCCCGATGAGCCGGAGCCGAATCCTTTACTTGACAATAAGCCTTTAGAATTTTATTTGGTAACCGAAAGAAATGCGGATTATGCATTTAGGGCATTTTGGAACGGGAAGTCATTTACTGATGGGTGGTCGAAATTAGATGTTATCGCATGGCAGCCACTACCGCAGCCCTACGAGCCGAAAGAGTCAGAAATGGAGGACGGGCATGTTTAAAACAAGCGTAAGTAGCAGCATGAGTAAAAAGTGCGCCGTATGTGGTAAAAAGACACCAAATAGTACCGAGTATAGCTATGTTGACGGTATCAGCATTAATATACCAGTCTGCCGGAACTGTGAGGATAAAACGGGGTATTGTATGCATCTTGCAATGGATTCGCAGCTTAAGAGTATAGCACAGTTCGTAAGGATGAGTACACTTATCACAGTCGATGAAAAGAAAATATCAGAATTGCGAAAGGAGAGCGGATATGAGTGAAATTAAACGCCGTAGGCTCTCGGCAAAAGAGCGCAAGGAAGTATATAAAAAGTGCGGCGGTCGTTGCGCTTATTGCGGATGCGAGATTCCTTTTCGAGGATTCAATGCGGATCATGTACAGTGTTTCGCGTGGAATGGGGCAGAATCAGACGTTGTAGAAAATATGCTTCCGGCATGTAGGAGTTGCAACAATTATAAGCATACAATGCTGCTTGAAACGTTTCGTAAAGAGTTGGAGAAAATTCCAGACAGATTGCAGCGAGATGTAAACACATTTGGAATCGCCAAACGATACGGAATGATAGTGGAGCATAGGGAACCGATTAAATTTTATTTTGAGAAACTGGAGGAAAATAACGATGCTGATTAGAAGTCAGAATAAGGCAGTAATAATTAATCTTGATAATATTGATAGCATCAGTGCTGATTGCTGGAGCGGAGAAGTTAATGTGTTTAATGGAGAGGATGCAGTAATCATCGGGCAATATTCTTCCAAAGAAAAGGCTATCAAGGTGCTGGACATGATTCAGAAAGAATATGGTACTCATTATTATGGGACAGGCGGCCCTATGGCCACGTCAAACTTTTATATACCGCCGTTTGGGTTCGACCCGCCCAAGGTATTCCAGATGCCGCAGGATAGTGAGGTGGAAGTATGAGTGATTTACAGGTTAATGATTTTATAAAAGAAGTAGGCAAAAATAATATAGAACACGGATTCCGAGACGCTGATACCAAGGGAACCGATTTCGTAGCGCTGATACACAGTGAAGTGTCTGAAATTCTGGAAGAGTTTAGGGATGGAAGGAGCGCCACAGAGACATATTACAGAGAGGACGGCAAACCGGAAGGAATACCTGCGGAATTGGCAGACGTAGTTATACGCTGTTTCGATATGGCAGATTTTTACGGAATAGATTTGGAAACCGCCATTTTGGAAAAGCATAGGTTTAATAAAACAAGGCCATATAAGCATGGAAAGAAGTTTTAATAATCCGTGTGATATGTGTAAGGAATGTAGTAATACTTCGTTTGAATAATAAAGAGTCCTGTGCCAGAAACCCCTTCCTAAACACAGAACTCATGTTCGAAAACAACTATAGAATACCACAACGGAGCGCGCCCGTCAAGGTATAACGAACAGAAAAACAGCGGTATGACACCGACCAAAGTAACCATACCGCTTACGCTTAAGGCTATTATAACATACGCCCTAAGCAATGGAAAGGGGTAAGTTTTATGCTAAATGCAAAAGAAATGCTACTAAATAATGTATTAGTCGCTATGCGCGTTATCATCGATGCTACAGCTATGCAGATGCTCCAGCAGATCATGACAAAGGAGCTTCAGCGCGTGGAAATAGTAGAGCGGGAGACGCTACCGGCCACTGTAAATAATACCAATGAATATATAATTAATCTTTTCATGGCCCGTAAAGCACCTAAACTGTCTGTAAATACCGTAGAACAATACATAAATGCGGTTAAATCGCTGATAGATACTGCACAGAAGCCACTACTGCAAATGACAACAATGGATATAGAGTATTTTCTGCAATGCAACAAGGCAAAGGGAAACAGCAACGTATCGGTTAATAATATGCGCAGGCATGTGTCTGCATTCTTCACCTGGATGCGTAAGTCTAAGCTGATAATGGATAACCCTTGTGAACAGATAGAGCCGTGGAAGGAAATCGAGAAGCCTATTGACCACATGGAACCGGAGGAAGTAGAGCTGTTAAAGACTGGATGCCATAGTAAGCGTGACAGGGCACTGATAGAGTTCCTTCGCTGTACGGCCATGCGTCGGGAAGAGATTCCCGAGGTCAAAATAAAGGATATAGACTGGCAGACGGGAAAGATTGTTATATTCGGGCAAAAATCGCAGAGTTACCGATTAGTGTGTTTGGACAGCGTAGCAATGCACTATCTCAGGGAGTATCTGCAAGAGCGCGGTGTATCACAAGGCAGTCCGCAGGCGGTGTTTACGCATATCCGAGGAGACAAGAGCGTGGCGCTTAGCAAAGATGGTGTGTACAGTGTTATCAAAACGATAGCAGAACGCGCAGGGATGGAAAGACGGGTATATCCTCATCTTTTCAGAAAGACAACAGCAACCAACGTTATCAGAAGAGGCGGCAGCGAGGAAGCAGCCGGGGAATATCTGGGGCACAAGCCGAGGACCGTGACCGGACGGCACTATGCTTATAAGTCAGAGGATCACGTAATTAGTATTTTTAGACAGTATGTGGCGAGTGTATAAGGAAAGGAGATTTTTGTTTATGAAATACGAAATACCAATTTGGGAGAAAATGACACTAACTATAGAAGAAGCGGCTGCGTACAGCAATATCGGAATTAATAAATTAGGAGAATTGACAAAAGAACCAAAATGTAACTTTGTTGTTTTTGTTGGAAATAAGCGCTTAATAAAGCGTAAAGAATTCGAGAAATACATAGAAAACAAAATCAGCATATAA